TGAAGAGGCAGATGACCTCATAGGTATCTGGTCTACTGATTATGGGTCTGACTGTCTTGTTGTGTCAGTTGACAAGGACATGATGCAGTTACCCTGTCACCACTACAACCCTAACAGACGTTCATTTTCTAGGGTATCCAAGGTAGGCGGTAATAGGTTCTTCTATTCACAAATACTGACAGGAGATAAAGCTGACAACATCATAGGTCTGTATGGCATAGGTCCAAAGAAAGCTGAGAGAATACTTGAGGACTGCGAGAGTGAAGAGGATATGTATGAGGCTTGCCTGAGGAGCTACAATGGTGACGAAGATAGAGTGATAGAAAATGGTAGGCTTCTGTGGTTACGTAGGTTTGTAGGTCAGATATGGGAGCCACCTAAATGCACTACCGATCAGGCTTAGAGGAACGTACAGCCAAGTACTTAAGAAGTCTAAAGGTTAAGTTCACATACGAAAAGATGAAGATCAAGTGGCAAGACCTAAGACACAGGACTTACACACCTGACTTCGTACTTGACAACGGAATAATAATTGAGACAAAGGGACGGTTCATTCCCTCAGACAGAAGCAAACACTTAAGGATAAGGGAACAACACCCTGACCTAGACATAAGGTTTGTATTCAGTAATCCTAATGCTAGACTATACAAAGGTTCTAAATCTACATATGCGAGTTGGTGTGAGAAGTATGGTTTTAAATATGCTAAAGAAAAAATACCTGTTGAGTGGATAAAAGAAAGGAAAGGTACTTGACAATGCTTGATGAAGAGAGTAAAATACGTGCTCTTGCTGATAACTATGACCTAGATTTTTTACTGGAAGAAAGTGATGTAAGGGTTATGCACGTTATCAAGTACCTAGTCGATGAAGGTTTCTTAGACCTTGATGACTACTTTAACTTTGATGCTGAACTAGAAGAATGGAGAAGATTAGAGGAATGATAAACGAACATGACATAGAGGCGTTTAAGGCTTATCAAAACTATGATTTAACCTTAAACGAATACCAACGAAAGGCTAGAGAGACAGCCATCTACCCTGCAGGTGCTTCGATACTGTACCCTGCCTTGGGGCTAGCAGGGGAAGCAGGTGAGGTAGCTAACAAAGCTAAAAAGATTATCAGGGACAACAAACTAGACAGAGAAGGCATGGCAAAAGAACTAGGTGATTGCCTTTGGTATATAGCTGCACTGGCTAAAGACTTAGGTTACAATATGTCAGACATAGCTCAGAATAACTTAGATAAACTAGACCGTAGGAAAAGGTATGGAACAATTAAAGGGGAAGGTGATGATAGATAACTATTTACCAACTGACTACCAGACATTCATAGCTACTAGCCGTTATGCTAGGTGGTTAGAGGACGAACAGTGCCGTGAGAGTTGGGCTGAGACAGTTGATCGTTACATGGATAATGTTGTCAAACGTGCCTTAGATATAGACACAATAGCTATTGCCTCAGAAATCAAAGAGGCTATCCTTGGCTTAGAAGTTATGCCTAGCATGAGAGCTATGATGACCGCAGGTGCAGCACTAGACAGGGACAACACATCAGGTTACAACTGTAGTTACCTACCCGTAGATGACCCTAAGTCCTTCGATGAGGCTATGTTTATTCTCTTGTGTGGCACTGGCGTTGGGTTCAGTGTCGAGAGGCAGTTCATCAGTAAGCTGCCAGAAATCCCTGAACTCTATGATAGTGAAACCATCGTTGTAGTCAGAGACAGTAAGGAAGGTTGGGCTAAGTCCCTTCGTCAAGTGATAGCACTCCTGTACAGTGGAGAAATTCCTCAGTGGGATGTATCTAAGGTACGTCCTGCAGGTTCAAGACTTAAGACCTTTGGTGGTAGGGCAAGTGGACCTGCACCTCTTATTGACCTATTCAATTTTGATGTCAGAGTATTTAAAGAGGCACAGGGACGTAAGCTATCAAGTATTGAGTGCCATGATATCATGTGCAAGATTGGTGAGGTAGTTGTAGTCGGTGGTGTACGTAGGTCAGCTATGATCTCCTTGAGCAACCTGAGTGATGACCGTATGCGTCATGCTAAGTCAGGTTCATGGTGGGAGAATGATCCTCAACGTGCCTTGGCTAACAACAGTGTTAGTTATACAGAGAAACCCGATGCGGTATCCTTCATGCGTGAATGGATGGCATTAGTTGAGAGTGGGAGTGGTGAACGTGGTATCTTCAATCGTGAAGCAAGTAAGAAACAGGCTGCAAAAAATAACAGACGCAATCCTGACCATGAGTTCGGAACTAATCCTTGTAGCGAAATTATCTTACGGCCTTACCAGTTCTGCAATCTTACAGAAGTTGTGGTACGAGCCACAGATACGTTGGAAGACTTGGCTAGAAAGGTTAGATGTGCCACAATACTTGGGACGATCCAAAGTACATCCACAAGGTTCCCTTATTTGCGAAAGGTGTGGCAACGAAATACAGAAGAAGAACGACTGCTCGGTGTGTCTCTCACAGGGATAATGGACAACAAGTTAATGACAACAGCTAACAAAGGTTTGGAGAGTACCCTTGTTTATTTACGGAATGAAGCAATATCTACGAACAAGGAATGGGCAGATCGTCTTGGCATTGAGCCTAGTACTGCTATTACTTGTGTCAAACCAAGTGGTACAGTCTCGCAACTCGTTGACAGTGCCTCTGGAATACATGCCAGACATTCAGACTACTACATTAGAACCGTTAGAGGAGATAACAAAGACCCCTTGACACAGTTTATGAAGGATCAAGGTATACCTAATGAACCAGATGTAATGAAACCTGACGCAACAACTGTGTTTAGTTTCCCTATCAAGTCTCCTGATGGTGCGGTAGTAACCAAAGACTTAACAGCTATCCAACAACTTGAGACTTGGTTAGTTTATCAAAGGTTCTGGTGTGAACATAAACCAAGTATAACTGTTAACGTCCAGAAAAATGAGTGGCTTTCTGTAGGTGCATTTGTATACGAACACTTCGATGAGATGTCAGGTGTGTCATTTCTGCCATACAACGAGCACACATATCAGCAAGCACCTTATCAAGAGGTTGGACAAACTGACTATAATATGCTATTATCACTTATGCCAGAGAAGATTGACTGGACTAAACTATCGGAATATGAACAAGAAGACAACACAGTGGGTATGCAAACTATGGCTTGCTCAGGTGATGTCTGTGAAATAGTGGACTTAACATGACAGCTAAACGTAAATTCAACAAGGCAGCTTATGATCTCTACGATCAGACAGCTAAAGATAAACTGGTGGCTCTTCTCTCTGAGAGGGGTCACACCATAATCTCATCAGAGGAAGACTACTATGCTGATGTTGTCTCTCAGAAGGAAGGGTACACCTACTTCAATGAGGCAGAGGTGAAGACAGCTTGGTCAGAAGATTGGCCTACCCATTGGAAGGAGATACGTATACCTGAACGGAAGAAACGATTACTAGCTAAGTATCAGGATGAGAAAGGTGTCTTAAACTTCTATGTATTCCGTAAGGATATGAAACAAGTATGGAGAATAAAAGATACACAATTAACAGATGAGTCCTTGAAAGAGGCTTTCGGAAGGTATATATCTAAGGGTGAGAAGTTCTTTCATATACCTTACACAGAAGCGGAGTTAATAAATGTCTGACCTAGTAAACGAACCACCCCACTATGGTGACGGAGAGATTGAGTGTATCGACTACATGAAGGACAACATGGATGCTATGATGTTCATGGGTTATCTTGAAGGCAACACCAAGAAGTACTTACACCGTTACCGTTACAAAGGTAAGCCAGTAGAGGACTTAAAGAAAGCACGTTGGTATCTAGACAGACTAATACAGGAGATGGGAGGATGATATTTGTTCCGATAGTACTAGCTTGTTCCTTAGACTACTCAGGTTGTAGAGGGTACACAGCTAGTACTGCCTTCTTGTCTATGAGGGAGTGTCAGATGTCTGTTCGAGAAGGTATTAATAATCTATTAGAAAAGAACCTTATCGTACTTGACTTTAAGTGTGTAGCCTTTAATACAGACGAAGCATAAAAAAAAAGGGAGCCGTTAAGCTCCCCTTAAAGTTTATCCATGTAGTACATTAATCCTAGAAGACCAAATCCTGCTGTTAGGACAACCAGTAAGATTATACAACCCCATAGAACTATCTGGTCAAACAACTCTTGCTGTTTCTTTTTCTTAGCTGCTAAGTCTTTTTTCTTCTGTACTCGTATGTCCTTACGTAAAGCAAGTAGTTCATTCCATGCTGAGAAACCTCTAGTAGATATTACGATAGCCCTTAGCTGTTCCTCAATATCGTCGGCTTGCTTACGTTTAACGAATGTGTCTAAGGCTTCTTCATTAGCTGACGAAAAGGGACTACTCTTTTTCTTTTCGTGGTTAGACTTAGCTGAGTCAATGGCATCGAACAGAGAGCCTAAGTCCTTAGCTAAGGATGCTATCTCTTTCCCTGCAGATATACCTGCCTTCACACCTGCGAATATTGTAAGTGGGTCCATTCATGCTACCACAAAATCTATTAGTTCCCCTTGAGGGAGTTTATTGTTTGGTCTGTGAGGGTGGTAGGCATAGGGTTCTTCATGCCTGTATGTGTTGGCCTTCTTATCTACAGCCTTATGTGTTTCCTGTACTCTAGTTTCCTTATCACTCTTGCCTGACTCAAAGACAATATTCTTGTGAGTATCAAAAGGCATGAAGGGTAGAGGGAAGTGGGCTAGTAAAGTATTCTTTACCATTTCTTACATGACCAGTAACGTGCTGTAAACTTATCCTTAGCTGTATCACACTTATGTCTAGCCCTGAATGATTTTCTGCGCTTGGGATTAGATTTCTTAATGGTCATGTTGGCATCCCCAAACCTAATAATCTTTTCCTTACCGTCCTTACAAGCCTTGACAACAAACTTCTTGCCGCCTGAAACCTGACGTTTAGGACTGTTGCACTTCATTTTTGATTTGTCTATCTTAGCCACGGTATCTTCCTAATGTTATTGTCTTAAGGAAACCTCTCCAGATTTCTATAGGAGAGGGGAGCATCCACCCAAGGATCATCATAAGGATAACCCATGTGGGTATGTCTTGGTTCATAACCTTCACACTTTCGATAGCTCCGTCTACAGTAAAGCCACCTTTAGATTGGTCAACTGCTACGTTCTCACCTGATATGTCACTACTCTGGTCTAGTAGGGACTGGTTATTCTCAGCACCTACCTGAGTGTTAGCATTAACATTCGTACCTGAGCCACCACCACCTAGTCCACCTAAGAGAGACATAGGGTTGAGGCAAGCACTCAAGGTAAGGACTAGGGATAGGGCTAA